GAGTTGGATTAGCTACCCCTGCAAGTGTTACTGACAATATTAACGCATTTATCACTGTGTAGCCAATACTATTAAATATATGCCGCCGCCAAGCACACTAATAATACCTAACGACAAGCCACCAATAGCCGCATTGTTTGCAATTTGTCTTCTTGTTTCCATCGCTGCGTACACAGTCTCTTCTCTTTCTTTTCGTATTTGCCTGCGCATACCCAACATTTCTTCATAAGTACCCAGACCAAATCTATAGTCCAACATAAACTTAATTTCTTTTTCTTTTTCAAACAAAGTTTTTTTGCGGATGATAATATCCAAAGCTTCTTTTTCTATATTATCCGTGCCAATAGTTCGTTTATCTAGCCATGTAGGGTTTTTTCGTTGAGATTCGGCGCGAGTAATATCCGCAACTGCGCCATACCATTGACCCAACTGTTTACTTACGTCTTGCATTTCACGGCCTGCACCGATCAACATCTTCACGCCTTTGAATGCTGCGTTAGCTGTTGCAAATGCTGTAACAGGATCAATCATACTTCTGCAAACCTCGCTGGGCAGGCATAAAAGTGGCTTACTATATATATTTTATCGTACCAGCCGCCATTCTTTGTTAAGCCGCAGTCATAGTAGCAATATTGAAATAGATGATTGCCGCTACTCGTCCACGCATGTCCGAAAGAGACAAAAGCGAGAACACACAGCATCTCGTATCTCCGTTATGTTATGATGTTCCAGTTGCCGGGGGCGGACCCACTACGTTAACTGTAGCATTTATTTGCTTAGAATTTATTGCTACAACAACAGGCTTCTTTGTTTCAGGCTTTTTGTTCATGTTATTACCACCGTTACTTGGCCCACTTGGCCTGTTCCAGACGACCCTCTTAAATTAGGGCTGTTTAACTCTGTTATTTTAACAAAGCCGCCATTTTGAAATAACGCTCCAACTTCCAAGCCTACGTTGTCGCTCTGTAGATCAGTAAGCGTTAATGTAGTCGCCCTTAAATCTCCCGGATTTTGCATTTGATCTAAATAAACAGAAAAAGAACGAACCAATTCCGCAAAGTAATTTTGCATATATTGGGGCGGAGGTACTGGGAAAAATGGACGAGTTAGACGGCGAGACATTAACGCCTCCCATCAGGTCTAATATCAACTCTAGGAGAACCTAAGCGCCAAGTGACCTCTAGCTCATCAGATCCAATTTTAAATCGCATTTGTCTGCCGCGAAGGCGGAAGTATAGTTGCTCTGTCCGGTTATCTACCGTTGCAGCTTGGGTCTTAACAAACGCATCCGTCTGACTACTACTATAAGTCCCGTCTGGGGCGTTCTTGACGTCAAGAGTAATGTTGGTCTCAGGGATTATGGCCGTAGAGTTCTTAAAGTCAACGTCAGGAATCATCTTGCGGATAAACATAAATTGCTCACCATCGCCAATATCAACCGGGCTTGATTGAATATAGGCGTTGATAGCAGAAGATGGATTTGTAGTTCCATCATCAAATCCCAACTCGTGTTCGTACAAGAACCCATCGTTGTTGGCGGCAATGGGGAAGTCAAAGATGCCACGATCAACCCAAGCAGTGCGCCCAAATGTGCCGTAGTACCAAACTTGCTCAAGGTAGTTATAAACAACGTACTTGTCTACTTCCTCGCTGTTAGAGCTAGGGTAGAACCACCAAACTTCTGAGTGCTGCGTGTTAAGAGCTACATTTATTTTCTCTAACTGATTATCGTTTAGGTCAGAAAAAACATAATCTCTAACCATGCAGGGAAGACGTTGAACAGCCCCGCTGTAGACGTAGAACTCAGACAGGCCCATCCAGAACACGTTATCATCAACCGCAATAGCAGCGTTAGGTCCAGCAATTGTAATGTTTTCTGAAATTGCAGTAACACCAAAAGTAAATGGCGGCCCCAAGTATTGCATCGCGTACAACGTAGTGTCCGTCATAATTAATATTTGTTGTCTGGTTTCAATCGCAGTAACGATCTCGGACCCAGAACCAAGTCGCAACTCACCAGCCGTATTATCTGCTCGCGCAGCCCAGTCGGTAATGGATTCTTGGGTCGAGAACCGGATTGTCAAAGGATCTTGGACCCCCGGCGTGGACTCAGGGTCACAACCAAAAGCGATAACGTGCCTGTCTCTGTCCGAAACAAGGATCTGCTTTGCAACAGTAGGGATACTTGGAAGGGTGGAAAGGCTTGTGATGTTCACGGCCCTGTTGCCTAGACCCGCCGTGGCGTCCCAATAATAGATTCCGCCGTCTCGAACGTTAATTAGAAGGTCTTCCCCGAAATTATCATGGGACCACAACCTTAAAATATTAGAAACTATAGCATCGTTTGCCGCAGGATCACCCCAACCAGACACGTTGCCGACAGTTCCAGACGTTCCTCCGTTTCCTACACCGCCCCAAATTCCTGCACCCCAACCGGACGCACGAACAGTTGTATCTAAACCAGTGTTTATTTGATACTTCCCAACGATAGATCCACCACCATTTCCGCTGTCGCTTCCATTTGCAGGCAAAGGAACCAAAGGATCTTGAATCTGAACTCCCTCTGCTCTAGCGGTGATATGGTAGGAATTTGCGTCTACAATTAGAGTGATTTGATACTCTTGGTTAAGAACCCCAGCGGTAATTACTCCGCCAAGAGATGCCGCTCCACTGTAAGTTACAAAGTCGTTTACAACAGAGCCATGCGCTGTGTCGGTCACAACTAAAGTAGAAGACCCATTCGTAGCCGCGAACGTCACATCCCCCGCAGCAGTAGTAAGTCTCAGCGGCGTGATGTCGTTATACTCTCCGCCCCTATCAATGTAGTATTTAAGGTTCGTGCCAATGCCAATGTATTGATCACGATCAAGCGTCACCCAAGGGTGAAGCGCCCTAGCAGTGCCAAGGTAGTTGTCGGACCCACGCTTTTGCCAGCCGCCAATCTTTTCAGGAAAGCCCTTTTGAAACCGAACATAGTCGATGTCAAACCAGCCGCCTTCATTGGTGTAAGCCGTAACCTCTCGGTTAACTCCCGGCTTGAATTGTAATTTTGATAGAGGCATTGGTCACGATACATCCTCATAAACGATTAAAACGCGAAGGGCGCTCGCCGCCGTTGCGGTGGCAGTAAGAGCTACATTTTCTTTTAGGTATAGAGGAAACTCTTTTGTAATAACATCTAATGTTGCATTCGCGGCTACACTAACTTGGTGAAGAAACTCTACCCCACCCAACAGCATTGTCGCAGAAGATGCGGTGTCATTGGTAATATTTACGATTCTCACGCCTACGATACGATACACATGGCTTCCTGCTGTGGTCAGTAAAGTGGTGCTTCCGGTTCCCACGGTAGTAGAAACAGTGCTTTCTCCTACAACCGAGGATGCCGTTAAAATATTCGGGTTTGCCATTATAGTCTCCTAGAATAAAACACTGTATGTATAGGCTCTCGCCGCAGTTGCCACTGTGTTGAACGATAACGTACCGCTTCCATTTGTAGTCATAACTTGCCCCGCAGACCCGTCTGAAGTAGGAAAGGTTAAGGCCGATACAAACCCCTGTAGGTTGGCATCGTAGGCCAACACATCAGACCCTATAGCAACCCCTAAGTTTGTTCGTGCAGCAGAGGCACTACCTGCACCTGTACCACCGTCTGCAACAGCAAGATCCGTAATCCCAGTGATTACGCCACCCGTAATCTTTATTGCACTAGACGCTATGTTATCCGTAATACTTGTGACTTTAGCACCACTTCCTGCGCCATCGCAGAAAACAATGTTAACCCCCGCATCGGTTGCAACAGCAGGAATCACGACGTTTCCGCCACTTCCCTGTGTTACTGTAATTTGTTGATCTGTTTTGTTGTATATGAAGTAAACATGCTCATTTGTTTTGGGTTCGATATTAAGAGTTGCGGCCCCACCCGGACTTCCTGATATAACGATTACCTTGTGCTGTCCCTCAGTAAGATTTCCATTACCTGTAGTTAACGTTTTTGATGTAGAGCTAAGAGTTATCTCAAGAACACCATTTGTAAGTCTATCAATAATGTTTAAATTATTATTGGTTGTTGTTCCCCAAGTTCCAGATTGCTCACCATTTCTGACAAGTTCCAAACCGGTATTTGTTGCGTATGTACTAGCCATTTATTCTTCCTATGCCGCTATCTCAGTCCAAATTGTGTTAAGGCTGGGAACAATATGACCCCACACTAACACAGATCCTACTTTTCCACTAGCCTCTAGCCCAGTTAAAGTCACGTTGGAGTTGACATTAACAGTTATCGCATCATTTATTGTACTTCCCGTGGCTCCAACACCTAAAACACTAACACCCTGACTTGTTTCTTGGGTTACAGGATCTAGCGCACCCGTTGCTGCAATTCCTGTTACAGAGATAGCAATATTAATGAGGATCGTCGCATCGCCAACATTACCTGTAGCCGAGAGTCCAGTTACGGAAACCGTGACCCCAGTACCAACAGGCGTTGTAATAGACCCAATCTGCGTTGTACCAACGGATGCACCAGCGTTAATGGTAACGCCTGTTCCTAGTCCTACTGCTACAACGCCATGAGAGGCAGTAGCAGCAACGCCTGTTACTGTTATTGTCTGATCAGTGTTAGGAGCAGCAGAGCCAACCTGACCTGTAGCGGCAACGCCTGTCACCAATACTCTTAATATTGATCCGCTTGACCCTACCGGGGCTTGAGCAATGGCTGATCCGCCTAAGATCATGTTACATCCCTTATGTTTTAACTATAATTTTTGTAGCAGATATTTCTATTTTATTTGCTCCTTTTTAGCTTATTTCTCGTCTTCAAGAGTTGGGTCAATCCAATCAGGATTAGCTGTCCAAGTGGTTCCATCAAACGTATAACGATTGCCCGACCAGTTTGAGGGGGCATTAGTTACGCTTGTATAAAGCGTTGTATCCAAACTTGAATGGCACACTACAATGTAGGCTGGATTACTAGCTTGTGGATTACCAATCGTAATCTCTGTTGTGGTTGAAACCACTTCTACGTCATCAGCTAGTAAAAATTTACTTAGCTTTGATGAGGTTTCAACTATTGTTTTCATTAGATTAACCCTTCACGATTATTTCTGTAGCTGAGATTGCTAATCCCGCATATTGTTTAGAGCTAGTTGAAGTTTTACTTAAAGAGCCATCTCCTGCTACATACATTTTTTCACCAACACTAAGACCGGATTGAGCATCATCTACTGCACCTATTGTTTGGATTGTGGCAGTGGCTCCATTAGAGTATGCCCCATCAGAAATACCCACGAAAGGTCTTGTATCTAAGTTTGAATATGTCGCGGGTAAAACCAGAACAAAACCAAAAGTGTTATATCCTGAAAATATAACATTCTTTTTTGTGCCTGCATCAAAACAAGAACCCATGTCAAAAGTAGTGGCAGTCGTCCACTCTACATCAATAGGATTACTCAGGACAACAGTTGTACCATCTAGTGTTAGCTTTTGATAATATCCGTCGTAGTTATCTAGGTTCTCAGACCAAACATGAATAAATGTTTTTGCTGCACTGTCGTAATGAAGACCTACCGCAAAAATATACATTTGTTGACTGGAGTGTAGCTGCTTTTCAGTTCCAAAAGTATAAGAAGAGCCATCATACTGAATTACCCTTGCTGTAGTCATTCCGCTGGTTCCCGGATAAACGTATAATACATTATATTTTTCATCTATAGCCAGCCCCCCTTTGTCATAACTTCCACCAGCGTAGAGGGTTGATACCGTACCTACAGACCCCCAAACGGGGGATGCCCCAGATACGTCAAGAGAAACTATACTAGCGTAATTGCTGTTTCCAGCATACATTCCAGAAATAAGAATATGACCACTGGGGGGATGATACACAGCGCCAGCCGGATAAAATGCATTTGTATTAAATTCTGATGCAGTAGAATAAGACAAAGTATTGTTACTGACGGTAATTGTTGTGGCATTAAGATCAAATCCACTATCATGATATGTAAGTACAGTTTTTTCACTTGCAGGATCGTAAGTAAGGTTAAAATCGCCTACATACGGAACAGCATTATAATCAGTATCGTGAACGGTTATAGTTGTGCCGCTTACTGTTAAGTAGGCCACCGTAGGTACGTTATTATTAACTTTACCACAAACAATTACACCGCCAGTAGCCTCATGAGCGCATATAGCAAACTGCTCAGTATTATAATTTGAAGTTTCAACAATTACCGCTGAACCAAGGGTTAAAGTGTTGTTCGCGTTAATTGTTGCCGCCCTAACCACAAAATAATTGCTACTGTTAACATAAGCAAAAACAACAGCCCCCGACGTTGGGTCATATGCTACGTTACCTCTATTGGTTCCAGATAAAGAAAAATTTGATCCAGTGGCTGCTGATTGCGTTGTTTCTGCAACGGTGGAGACTGTTCCATCAGTGTTTATAACAACCTTATCACCATTACTTATGCTGCCACTAGCCGCCGCCGCGAAAGAAGCACCCGCTGCTGCTTCCGCCCAAGTCAAACCGCCAGTATCACCACTTTGCGCCGATAGAAAATATCCGTTAGTTGGGCTGTTGCTCACTTTAAGATTAGCTTCATCAACAATATTATCAGCAATCGTCAATGCGCCAGAACCCGTAACCTCGCCGGTATGAGTTGCATTAGATGTAATTGTTGTAAAGGAAAGGTTGCCCGAACCATCCGAAATTAAACTCTGGCCCGACGATCCATCGTCGTTTGGTAGTGTAAGCGTGTATGTCGCTCCCGCAGAGTGCGGAGGCGATTTAATCTTTACACCGTGAGAATTGTCTGAACAGTTTAACTGTAGTGTGCCGTCGTTGCCGCCAGCGCCCTTTACTTCAACAACTCCTGAACCATTAGGCGTTATTTTTACATTTCCATTGCTGGTACTCGTGGTTATTTCATGTGCCTGAACGTCAAGATTACCGCCTAGCTGCGGAGTAGTGTCGTTCACAATATCCTGAATGTCCGTAGCTATTGCCGTAATAAACACAACAGCACTGCCAGATAAATTCAATGCGCTATCGCTGTTACTGCTTTCAATAACAGATCGACTAAGCGTTGTACCCGAAGCAGTGTAAGTACCCGTCCCAATCTCAAATGCTGAAGAACCGTCTTCAATACAGTACCGCACAGAATTTCCATTAGACACACCAGCCGCTGCAAACGTCTGAAAGCCGCTGGTCGCACTGCCAAGAGTTATGGTCCCAGTACCCGTGGTACTGGTTGTCATCTTAGCTCTATTGACCAACACTACCATGTTAACTCTCCGTTCTTACGCAATTCTAATTAAAGCGTTACTTGCATCTGGGCTTGGCATAACGATCTTAAAGTCCCCTGATGTCGACGCTTTGTCCGAACCAAAGTCTAAAACCAAAACACAATTTGCAGTGTTAGAACCCGCACCAGCCGAACTGTTGTAAATCAACGCGCCACGAGCCGTAATTGTTGCAGATGTAAATGTCTTGTCTGCAAAATCCGTAAACGCTGTTGTGCCAGAACTTGACGGCATACTGCTAGAAGCGGTCAATGTATTCGTGCTTGTACTACCAGAAGGCCCACCAGAAGTGTAAGTACCAGAAGTTCCAACTTCATTATTACCAGCCCCAAAAACAGCCGCCGTAGTGCCTGCATCAAAAGTAGCGCTGTTTGTGTACAGAGCTATCTGAAAAGCATCACCGCCAGAAGTCGTGAAATTGTGTGTTGCGGACAACAGTTCTTTCTTGAACGATGTACACATAAAGTTTCCGTTAAAGGCCATATCAGAGTCTCCTTATGAGTTCAGCCAGTTCAGGATGTCCTGCATCCATTAGTGCGTTGTAAACCGTAGTGCGGTCACTTTGTATAGCTTGCCGCATGTAATAAGCCACTACTTTCTCCATATGACGCTCAAAAGCACGAGCTTGATCCCTAATTCCCGGCAAAGCTGTGTCCGAAACAGAGATTATTTTCTTCACGCAATCTTCCGAAAGTTCTTCGGGAGTAAACCCACGTCTTTCCGTGGTTTCTACAGAAACTACATTTTCATAACGAGGTATGTCTAATCTAAAATCTAAACTCATTGTTTAGCCCTTATTACCTTGCCTGTACGATATTCGTCGGTCACTTCCTTGGCTTCCCCAAGCATCTTAACACCATTCATGGCTTCTTGGAAGCGACCATTATACATAGCCATAACATCCTGCTCGCCCTTCATGTAAATATACGCCTCAATCAAAGCTCCGTACAGCAACGCCATTTCAGCGTTTGTACTTAGCCAAGTAGTGTCTGTTTCTCCACCACTTGTAATGCTAACGGGTCGATAGAAGTAATGAAGTTCTGCTGTATATGAAGAATCAGGAGTAGGAGCCAACAAAAAGTTAGTTACGTCGAACTGACTATAATACTTGGGAACGCCCGTAGTAGACGGGTTTGGTGTGTAACTCTGCACAAAGCTAGGATCTTTAAATTCAACAAAACTCATATCTCCATAAACTACTGGATCACCAGTGGCTGTCCTTAAACTTAAAGAAAACGGAGCTAAAAAGTCATCAGGTATTCTTAGATATTGATATGCTTGATTAACTGTAGCTGTAGCATTTTTTCTAAACAAACTAAGCTGTACGTTCTTTAGGATCCGCTCTTCAGACATACGGATAAACAAAGGTATGTTTGCTACAAACTCTGTTTCTTCGTATTCAGTATAGTCTTTAACAGCCTGTTTAAGCTGCGCGTATGTAAAACTCATGTTGTTACCACCGTGA